AGTCCATTTTATTATGTGAAATCCGCAATCTTGTTTTAATGAAAATAATTCTTCTGGAGATATTGTTGCTTTTAATTTATTATGTATATAATGAAATTCAGATGATGTTATAATATGTTTATCTAATAATATTTTTAATTTTGCTCTTGATTCTTCTTGATTATAATTTTCAACTTTATCATTTTCAATTTTTATTTTTGTATCTAATATTTCCCATTCTGGTATCTTTCCACAAATAATACTCATAATATATACCAATGGCATATCCATTAATTGTTTTATTTTAAATTGAAATTTATCTACATAATATCCTATATTTTTTGTAAGTTCTATAGTTTCATAGCAATCAAAATCACTTGCGTATAATTGGTTTCGTAATGAATTAGAACCATAAACTGTTATATATTCACCATTAGTTAGTGATAATGTATTTATAATCTTTCTCGCATCATTAGCATAATCTTCTGGATATTCTTTATTTAAATTCATATATATTAGAGATAGTTAATAATTTTATTAAATTTTTTCTATAAAGAAAAAAAAATGGAAATCTGGAAATCTGGATACGTTTTCAAAACTTTTTCTATACGGAAGAGTATTTTTTGAAAAACGATTTTTTTTAAATTCTCTATCCAAATATCCAGATATCCAGATTTTTTTTCTTTCTATTATATATGACATACAACAACAAAATGTTAGGTGAAATAATGATTATAAATACAATTTCAATAATAATAACAGTTATTATTACTTCAATTTTATAAAATATATTTAAGATTTGATTAATTTTTAGGTGATAGTGGTAATGGTGGAACTTTAATATTTGGTGGAGTAGTTGATTCAACATCAACACTTGCTATTATTTCTTTGCCACAACAATTTGATCTTATTCTTTTATGATTGATAATTGCTATAATTGATCCACCAATTGATACTATGATAGCAACAATAGATAAAATGCCATTTGAATCCATTTATATATTATATTATTATATAATTTTATTATATAACAATATTATAATGAATAAAAGTTTAAAACAGGTTGAAGAATATGCCTTAAGCGATGATGATATTGAAAAAATTTTAGGAAAACCATTTATCTTTTCATACCCATATTTAGATGATGTAAATTCAATAGACGATGTATTTGATTCAGAAGGAAGATCAATTATGTTATTTTTAACAGAAGATGAAAACACAGGACATTGGGTATGTATGATTAAAAAAAATGATGGAATTCACTACTTTGATCCATATGGAATAAAACCAGAAGGAGATAAAAAATGGTTAAGTAAAGAAAAATTAGAAAATTTAGAACAAGATAAACCAGTTTTAACACAATTATTTAGAAAGAGTGGATATCCTATATATTATAATGAATATCCATTTCAAAAAGAGCAATCTGGTGTTAATTCGTGTGGCCGTCATTGTTGTGTAAGATTACTTTTTAAAGATTTAAGTTTAGAAGAATATTATGATATGATTAAACAAAGTGGAATGAATCCAGACGAATTTGTATCAAATATTACATTTCAAATTCTAAAAAAATAAAAACTTTATTATATTATATATACAAATGTCTTTTTATAGTTCAGCAAGTTATTCAACAAGTGGAGCAACAGATTCTAATGGCGATCCAGATCTTCTCTACTATAACGCACAAATAATTAATAATAAATCAAATACACCAGCAACATATAATGATGATCCTCCAGCAATTTTTTCTGATATTAGATCTAAACCATTAATTAATAATGTTTCAAATTTTGATTTTAGCATTATGAGATTTGATATGAATGGTTCAGGCAAGAAATTACCTTTATTTATACCTGAAATTGAAACTCAACAATCATTAAATCCATTATTTAATATAAATCAAACTGTATATACTGTTGGTGCTACTGTAAATTTTAATTATAATGATAAAAATACAAGTTCATCAGCATTAAAAACAATATATCAAAGTATTAATGTCGGTTTTATACCAGAAAATATGAATGCTCCTAAACCTAATAAACCAAATTATCCTTTTGGAAATCAATTTATTGATACAATTATACCTCAAAATGGTTTAAGTTATATATATAATAATAAATCATATAAATGTGTTTTAAATCCTCCAGTTGTTGATGCTTTTTCTAATAGATTTGATTCATCCAAAACATATTACAAAGGAGATATCATTTATAATGGAACAACATTAGGATATTCATTAATTGATAATAATACTAATGTTATACCAACATCAACAAATAGTTATTGGAGTGTTATTATTTTATTTGATCCAAATTATGATCCAACATCAAATTCACCACCATATGCTTTAAATAATTATGTATATCACAATTTACAAACAATTACTGTGCTACCTCAATTTATAAATATGACTGTAAATAGTTGGGATCAAAATACATCATCTCAAGTTGGTGATGTAGTATTATATAATAATAACGTATATGAATGTATTAGATTTGTTGCTCAATATAATAAAACTCAAGATTATTCTGGTGTAAATCAAATTTTATATAATGGTAATTTATATTCATCAAAAAATATTCCAGTTTATTTTTCAAATACAGCATCATATCTTCCTACTAATACTGTAAATTATTTAGGTGATATTTATACAGCAGTTTCAAGTTTTCCAGCATATTGGGATGCTACTAAAACATATGCGGCAACAACAGCAGTATCTTATAATGGTAATGTATATACATCCATAGCAGGTGCTAATAAAAATGAATTACCTACAAATGCTACATATTGGACTTTTGTTGGATCATATGTTCCATCTGTTGGATCAATTTATTGGACTAAAGGAGCAGGTTTATCACCTTCAAATACAGATTATTGGACTAATATTGATTCAGGTAATCCTACTCAAACATTATTATTTTCTTTTTTAGGTATTTATGCTGAAATAATTCAATATAATGAAACATATAAAAATATATTATCAATACCAAATTATTATCAAACAGGATCAACATACGGAAATAATGCTTTTGTATCATATCAAGGTAGTATTTATCAAAATAAAACAGGCGGTAATTTATCAGCATCACCACCAAATAATAATTGGACTTTAGTTGATAATTATCAATTAAAAAATACTAAATATTGGTCTAAAATAAATGTTTATTTATCACCAGATTTAGATCAAGTTGATTATTCTTATAATATCCCACCAAAAACTATAACTCAAGATTTAAATACAAATTATTATTATATATCTTCATATGAATCTTTTGTATATATGATAAATCAAGTTTTAGATACATTATGGGATAATTTAAGTAAAGCAGTTCAAACTTTTTTAGCAGCAAATTCTTTAACAACAGTTTGGTATGATACAAAATATGTAGCACCATATTTTACATATAATTCATCAAATGGATTATTTTCTTTAGTTGGAGAACAAAAATATTTTATTAGAGGAGGTGTAGATACTGCTGTATCAACTCCAGTTGGGTGGCAATATACATCATATCCTATTGATTCAACTAAAGATTTACATACTGCTCCAACTGGAAACTATATACCAACATTTCAATTTTTTATGAATGAAAATTTATGGAATTTATTCGCATCATTTCAAGCAATTAGAATTTCAAATAATTATTTAAATAATCTCACCTATAATGATGTTCCAAATAATTTATATAATTATCCAACTATGTATTATATTCCTATTTATGATAAGAGTGATAATAGTTATAAACCTCCAACAAATTTATGTGAATCATCACTTCCTGCTATGTTTCAAATGGTTCAAGATTATCCTACTACATCTACATTATGGTCTCCTGTTGCTTCAATAGTATTTTGTTCTACATTACCTTTATTTAGTGAAGAAGCATCAGTTCCTCAATTATATGATAATAATAGTGGTCCAAGTGGTTATATAGCATCATCTAACGCACCATTTATTAATGCTATTACAGATATTTCAGTTCCTTTATCATCAGCACAAGATTATAGAGGGTTTGTAAATTATGTTCCAAGTGGTGAATATAGAATGATAGCAACAACAGGACAAGGTTCGGCAATAAGTAATATAGAATTACAAGTTTTTTGGAGAAATAGATTAGATGGAAAATTATATCCTATAAGATTATCAAATTTTTCTAATATAAATATTAAAATGTTATTTAGAAGAAAAGGTCATTACTCTAAATAAAAAATATATTAAGATTTAAGATTTAGAAAGATTATAATTTAATATTTTTAAAAAAAATATTAAATATATAATATATATACAAATGTCAGACATTGAAAAAGTAGCAGTTTTTGACGATCGCATCGTCCAATCCAGACCTAAATATGGAGTAGATAAAGGTGCTTTATCTTTAACATCTTCTCCATTTAGTGCCATTAGTGCTAATGGTTCTCAACAAACTTTTCAAATTCAAGTTCCCAGTGAAAATGTTTTTCTTGCTCGTGATGTAGATTGGACTGCTCAATGCTTATTACAATTAACCGCAACATTTACTCAAGCACCAGGCAACAATCAACAATTAGTTTCTATTGGTAGCACCATAAGTTTAGCAAGTTTTCCTCTCCATCGCCTTGTATCTACCTTATCAGCAACAATCAACGACACAACTACTACCATTAACACATCTGATGTATTAAATGAAGTAATTCGTCTCGCTGATACAAAGAAAAATAGATCATTAAAAACTTGCCCCAGTTATTTAGATAACTATCAAAATTATAATGTAGCAGCAGGAACAGCAAATAACCCTTTAACTGGTTATGCTCAAAATCTCTATAACACCGCTGTTCCTAATGGTGCTTTTTCTAATTTCTATTTTACAAATGCTCAAGGTCAAAGATTAAATGGCACTGGTTATTATACTGATCCTACATTACCATCAGGTGGCACTAATTCTAATAAAGTATATTATGTAAATGGTGTCCCTGCCTATAATACAACAGCAAACACTTCTTGGGTTTTTGGTGCTGGTGCTAACCAATCATCTGCTATACCTATTTATTTAGGATTTACATCAACTGAAAAGATTATCTTATCTCCTTTTATCTTTGCTGATTCTCACGAAAATGAAACTGGTTTATTCGGCATCCAAAATATTCAACTTTTAATGAATATGCTTCCTCCTAAATTAGATGGACTTGTTGGTAGAGTAATTAGATACAATTCTACTGGTAATGGTGCTGGTGGTGTTCCATTATTATCAAATTTAATATATAACTTAAATGGACAAAATGGCACACCATTCCAAGGTGCTAAAACACAAGTTCAATTTTTAACACCATCTTTAGATCTTCCTCTTCCTCCCAAGTCAATTGTAAATTATATGGAGTTCCCAAGATACGTCACAGTATTACAAAATCCTCAATGGTCTTTAAATGCTGCGACTGGTATCAATGCCGCAGACATTCAATCTCAAACAATTACATTACCATCCATACCAGATATGATGATAATTTATGCCAAACCTACAACTTATTCATCTACTGATGCCGATTGGTATATGCCTATTTCTAAAATTTCAATTAACTTTGATAATTTTTCTGGTCTCTTATCATCTCATACTCAAGAACAATTATATCAACTTTCATACAACAATGGATTAGATATGGATTACAATCAATGGGTTGGTTCTACCTATAATGCTGGTTCTTTAAATGCTTTAACAGGTGGATTTTTAGTAGTTCGTCCAGGCAAGGATCTAACTTTACAAACAGGCCAAGCGAGTGGTCTTCAAGGTAATTACACCTTCCAATTCAATGCCACTGTAAATTGTAATAATGCTGATTATGTAGCATCTACTGCTCCATATGTAAATAATAATATCAATTTATGGGTCATCACAGTCAATAGCGGATATTTTGAATCAATTAAAGGATCATCTCGTATCATTAAGAACGTAGTTTCTGAATCTGATGTAATAAATGCTCCTTTAGCAAATATTACAACTCGTTCTGAAGTAAATAGATTTGTTGGTGGTGTTGGATTAAAGAACATAATGAACACTGCTGTAGGTGCTATCAAACATCTTGCTCCTCACGTTAAAAACGCTGTAGGAGCGGTTCAAGATGTAATGCCTCACGTAAGAGGTATCAAAAATGCTATCTCCAGAAGATTAATGTAATTTATTTAAAAATATAATATTTATATATTTTTAAAATAATCCTTCTCTTAATGATACAGCAATTAATTGTTTTCTTGCTTGTTTATATGATAATGGTTTCTTGGATAATAAATCACCGTGATCAACTCCCATAACTCTATAACCATCTGGAAATTCAATAATTTTATATCTACCACCTCTTGCTCCACCTCTTTTTTGTAGTGAATCTTTCTTAACTAATTTCATACCATAATTATTTGTTTTATCAGATAATACAATACCTTTTTTAAATATTGGTTTTAAATGTTTAAATGGTCTATAATTAACCATATGATGAGTTCTACCAAATCTTGTAGTAATTTCAACAACATCTGGGTGTTGATCTTGTAGTGATTTTGCTTTTAAATATAACGCATCTTTTACATTATAAATGGTATCGGTATTTCCACCTTTTTGACTTAATGTTGCTAATTTATCTGCTAACATAGAATTAAATAATACTGTAGGATATCCTTTCTTTAATAATCTTAATGATAAATCGGTATCTTCATTATATCTTCCTCTCCATCTATCTTTTATATCATTACTTAATAATATAGATGAATAAATTCTTGTATTAAATGTTATTGGTCTCAATATGGTATTTGACGCAGGAGCAAACATAGAATAGTTATGTCCAGCCATTTTTATATTTGTGTATCTATCTACATAATCTTCAACGACTCTAAATGACGCACCACTTTTCACCATAACTCTTTCACTGTTATTTAGTCTTTTATATGATCTTATATTATCATCAACTATCCAATGGCGTTTTGCTCCACTTTTTGTAGAATGTTCCCACACAAAATTTCTCGCTGGTATTCCACCTTGATTTTTATTTAAATATTTTTTAGGTAATATTAATATTTTTTTTGGATCAATAACTTCAGCATATTTTTCGTATTCTTGTGGCTCAACTACTATCTTATAAGGTATTCCCGCCCATTCAAAATATTTAGATGTATAGCGTTTTTCCCATCTTCCTTTTGATATAATATAAATTGGATATTTTGGTAGAACTGGTTTTTCTGTGATCCACATTTTATCTATATCAGGTGATAAATCATCTGGTCTTTTAGGATACCAAATCCAAGTAGTAGATGGAGTTATATTAACATTAAAGTCAATATTAAAATCATCAATAAAATCCTGTGCTTCTTCATCATCTTGAATATAGATCATAATAATTGATGGTGCTTCCAACATTTTAGGATTTATTTTATATTCAGGCATTTCATACCAATCACAATCTTTTAATAAGTCTTTAGATTGCTTTACATATGAGTATTCTATATTATCTAATTCTTTTGTATTGAATTTATATTCCTTTAATAATTTTTCAAATTTATTTAAGAATTGATCCATTTTATTATCATTCGGCGTATGTATAGTTATATTTTTATATTTTGTTTCAGTATCATCATTAAAGGTTAAAATAATTTTATGTCCTATTACTTCCATATATATTATATAATAAAATAAATATGGATATTTGGATATTTGGATAGAGTTTTAAAAATAAATTAAATTGTTAAAAATCTTTAACTTTATACAAATAGTTTTGATTCTATATCCATTTTTCCAAATATCCATTTATTTAGAATCATTGTGTTTTCTCCACAATTTAGATACTTCGTAATCTTGTGCTTTAAAAAGTTTTTGTTCTTCAATAGTTTTGTTAGTAAATAAACTACTAAACCAATTTATAATTCTATTAAACATATAATAGAATTAGAAATTATTTATTCATCATCAATAAAATCAGTATTGGTTTTTAATTTACAATTTAAAACCATTATATCAGCACATTTTGCTACCTCAAAATCATTTTTAATTAATTCTGCTTTGAATATACTCATTGATATTCTTTTAAATCCTTTATTAATATAATCATCGTATAAAGTTCTTAATCTTATTTTGGTTTCTTTGACACCTTCAACTCTTTTAACTTTTTCTATAAATCCATCTATATAATTTTTCACTGGGTTATTCTCATTAAAATATTCATTAGTTTCGTCTTGATTAGATTTTGGTGGATCAATTTCATTTAGATCAATATTTGCTGTTGCGATATTAATTAAATATAACATAAAGTTATTATAAAATTTAGTAGTCATATTATTTTTTAATGATGTATCAATTGGTTTTTCATTTGGTTTATTTTTATCAGGATTAGATTTAAATTTAAATGGATATACGTGAATTTTTAATCTTCTTTCAATACCACCATCTAATTTTCCTAATTTAGGTTTATTATTACATTGAACGAATGGTGTGAATTGTGGATAATAAGTCATATTAGATTTATATAAATCTCTGGTTGTAATTGGATCATTACCAGTAATCATTTTAATAAATTCAACATTAAATTCTGTTTCATTAGTTCCATCATCTGGTTCTGATACTAATAAATATCTTACACCTTTACATTTGGCGAGTGTTGAATTTGCTTGACCTCCTTTAATTTTCTCACTTAAAAAGGTATTTGAAGCCACATACATATAATCACCTAATATCTTTAATAATATATTACCTAATAATCCTTTACCATTACCACCACTACCTTGTAATAGGTATAATGAACTATATTTATTAGTGAATAAAGATAATGCTGTAATTTTTAACCAATAATCAACTTGATCTTGAGTTCCGAATACACTCAATAATAATTTATCAATTTTTTTAAATTCTTCATCATCTTTTTTGGTAGGTGCTTTTGTTTTAGTAGTTTTAGTAATATAATCATCTGGCATAATATTTCTAAATTGTTTTTGAGTCATATCATATAATTTATCATCAAATGCCAATACATTAATATTATTATCTATTAAGTCATCTAATCTAATATTTAAATATAAGTTTTCTAAATATTCTATAATACCTTTAACATATGAACAAGTTCCTAAATTAATATAAAATTTTCCTATTAGTTTTTGATTAGTATTATATTCATTCATTTTTTCTTTGTCATTACCATTTGGTGGTAATAACTTATTTCTTTTTTCTATTAAATATTTTCTGGTAGTATCTGTGATATCATTTAATAATGATGATGGAACTCCACGTTGATTTATTAAAACATTATATTGATTATATTCAAACCATTCTTTGTCTTTAGAAACTACATATTTATTTTTATTTTCTTCGTGATATATTAACGCCCAATCTGCGTGTGATAAATCTTTTAAGTTTTTATAAAAGTCATCATATTTAATATCCCATTCATTAAATAATTCTAAATTATCTTTTTTGGCTTTATCTTTAATAGATTTTAATTTAAGTTGTTTTATATTATTGTTATTGAATCCATCCCAAAAAGTTTTAATTGATTTAGAATCATATGATTTAGATTTTTTAGACCATATATCAAATTCATTAAAAAATTCACCTTCTGCTTTTAATGCCATACCAATTTGAATCCATTCGTCATAGTCATCACATCTTTTCTTTGATAAACATTTTAATAATGACATTGTTTTAATATCACATTTATGAACTATATTATTATTTTCTTCATCAGTATCAATATCAGTTTCTTCAATTATATTTATTTCTTTTTTCTTTGGTGGTTCATCATCATTAATAAAGATTGGATCATTAATATATCTTGAATCTAATTTTTTAATTAAATTTATAAGATCATCTGGTATAGGATTTAAAAATTCTATTTTTTCTGGTAGTTTCATAAATGTATATTTAACTTCATTCATATCATCATTTCTATCTCTATAAAAAGATGGTTCAGCATATATTAATCCATTATCATTTCTGGTATCAAATTCAAATAAAGAATTATCATTTTCATCTTTAGGAGATTTATTAGTTTTAATATCTGGATGGTATTTAAAATAAAAGTGTTCGTGATTTTCTTTAGTGGTTGCCATCATATTAGAATACTTTAAAGCAAGTTTATAAATTTCTTTGATATGTTTATTTTTAGTATTATCAAAATCTAAAACTGTGATACCTGATATCTTACCAGTTAGTAATGCGTATCCATTACGATTGGTTAGTTGTTGGCGATGTTTTGGATTTTTCCAAGACCATTCACCTTTACCCCATTTAGCACCATTTTCTTTTGAAGGCATATCTGGATATAGTGCTTTTTTCCATTCACCTTTTTCAGTTTGTGTTTGAGACATCTTGCCACTATAATATTGAATATTGTTATCGTTATACCATTTGAGAGTGGTGTTGAGTTCTTTAACTTCCATATTATTAATTGAGGAATTAATTTTTACAGAATCTAAAGATTTTTTTGAGAGTTTTTTACTTTCGGAGGAGACTTTTTTCATTTATATATATTAACTATATATTTTTTTTTCTTTATATTAATTTAATTTTAATTCTTTTAAGTGCCGATTTAATTACTTGACGTAAATTAGATGATTCCCAGTAAAAAAAGATCTTTTTTTACTGGGAATAATGAAAAACTATATATTTTTACTTAAAAATTAGTTTATTTTAAGTAAAAATCATTGTAAATGAAATTTCTTTTTAAATTTCTTAATATTTTTTTGTATATCATTGGTATCCCATAAGATCCATCTTGATAAACTACCAGCACTTAATGGTGTATCCCAATCTTCTCTTGCTTGGTGTCGTCTTAAGTAGTTAGATCTTTGTTGATCCGTAGCACCAATGGTATAATCAATATAATTTTTCGCACCAAATGAGATGGTCTTCACTTTATTATCATTGATATAAAATACAGCATCATATTTTTTTGTTTTAGATTTACTTGGTTTAATATCTAAATATACAGAATACATATATTTAGATTATAAAAAATATTTAAAACATTGGAGTAGTATTTTGAAAAACAGAAGACCAATGTTGATTTCTTGGATCAGGAACATACCATTGACCACTTGAATTTTGTCTTAATCCTTGACTTTTATAATGTTTAGCACAAGTTGGACTATTTGAACTAATAGAACAAGCAACACCATTAATAACTGGTGCTAAATTAATACCACCACTAAAAAATTGTTTTTGTCTCATTCTATGTAATGCTCCACCTCTTGCCATCTGATATCTTAATTGATGAGTTCTATTATACGATGGTCTTCCTATACCAATAACAAATGGTTTTTCTGCGAGTATGGTTTGTTTAACAGCATCACTATTAGCATCCCAAGCATCTTTAAATCTCCAATTATTTTTTATTGTTATATCTGGATTTGTTCCAAATAAAAAAAGATTAAGTAATGATATAATATATTTTCTTACTCTCATACCAAAATGTGTAGCACCACCTTGAGCATTTAAAAGTTCAGTGTCATCAGGTAAATCACCATAGTTATGAACAAACATTAAATACGCATTTTTCTTTAACCATTGTTTTACTGTTTCACTATGTTCATTATATAACATTTCAAAATTTGATTTTACATTTTCATCACCTAAAATTTGTTGTCTTGTTGCTTCAGGTTTATCTCCAAATACAAAATCTAATAATGATTGTTTATCTTCTGGATTTAAAAATTCATTAACTTCTTTATCTACAAATTGCTGTAATCTTTCATTGAATGTTAATTGTGCTTGAGCCATTATATATATAATATAGAAATATATTTATTTTATAGGATGAATTCCTCCTTT